TGGTTCGCAGACATGCCTATCGACAAGAACCCCGACTTCATCACCTTCTGGGATGATTTCACGGGTGTCACGCTGGATGCCACCAACGACTGGACCGTTATAAACGATGCCAACGCCACTGCTGCCATTGGCGCAGACGTCGTCGGTGGTGTTGTGGTTTTGACTTCGGAAGCCACAACCGATAATGATGGTGCGTCGATTCAGGGCAACGAAATCTTCGCCCTCTCGGCCGGCAAGGATATCTGGTTCGAGACGAAGCTCTTCATCACCGACGCCGAAGGCGACGCGATGGATGTTTGCGTGGGCATGACGGTTAACTTTGCCACGAACCCCGAGGCCATGCTTACTGCTGCGGACCGCATCGTGTTCCAGATCAACGACGGCGACAGCAACATTCTCTGCAAGACCGAGAAGAACGGCACCGAGACGTCGACCGATTCGGGCGTCGACATCGTCAGCGGCACGCCGGTCATCCTCGGCTTCCGCGTTGTGGGTACGAGCTACGTGCAGTTCTTTGTGAACCGTCAGCTCGTTGCTACGCACACGACCAACCTGCCGGACGACGAGAACCTGACTGTTGCAGCGATGGAGCTGTCGGGCTCGGCTACCGGCACCAAGTCGATGTCCATAGACTACCTGTTTGCCACCGCGGATCGGTGAGGGGCTGTTGATGGCTAAGGCAATTACCAAGAAGGCCCCCGCTGAACCTACAACGCCGCTGCCTCCCAAGGGCAGCGCCGCGTACAAGGCGATGGTCCTCCGCGGAGAAATCAAGGGGAGCTAAGCCATGCACAGTTTGGCGCAGATTTTTCAAGTCAGCCGCCGGGAATCCGGCTTTGCGATCCTCGGCCCCCATAGGCTGAAGGTGGTGTCGATGGTTGGTACGACTGCTGAGGGTAAGCTCACACTGTTCGACACGGATTCTGCCCCTGTTGCCGGGACGTACGGCCAATCCGGGACCACCGTGACCGTCGCAAAAGTTGGTCACGGGCTGTCTACTGGGGACGTTGTGGGGATTTGCTTTGGCACCGGCACAGGTGGCACGGCAACCTCTGGCAACTACCCGATCACTGTAACCACGGCGGACGCGTTTACCATAACCATGCTGAACTCGGACACGATTACAGCCGACCCGGCTTGTAATTATGTAGCCAACAGCGGTGCCAATCAAGCAACACCCAAGCGTTGGTTGATGTGTAAAGTCGTCTCCGCAAACGATACGTTTGCGAACATCTACCTTCTCCCGAACAGCGGCTTCATAACAAGGCTCGGAACTTACTTCTTGATGAGCAACTTGTCTGAAGCCGACGTCTTCTACGAGTAAGGTGGATCATGGCCAAGACTCCGGCATGGCAGCGCAAGGAGGGACAGAACCCGAAAGGCGGCCTGAACGCCAAGGGTCGTGCCAGCTACAACAAGGCTAACCCCGGCAAGCCGGGGTTGAAGGCTCCGCAGCCCGAGGGCGGCCCGAGAAAACGCAGCTTCTGCGCCCGGATGTCCGGGATGAAGAAGAAACTGACGAGCGAGAAGACGCGCAACGATCCGAACTCGCGGATCAATAAGTCGCTGCGGGCGTGGAAGTGTTGAGATGCCAGCAACGTCTGAAAAGCAGCGACGGTTCATGGCTGCGGTAGCAAACAACCCCAAGTTCGCAAAGAAGGTCGGGGTGCCTCAGAAGGTCGGAAAGGAGTTCTCGATGAAGAAGTACCAGATGGGCGGTATGGCCGCTATGGGCGGTGAGACCGAGGAAGAGCGTCGTCGCCGTATGATGCGCGGTGCCATGGGCGGCGGCATGGGCGGTGGCGGTGCCATGCCTGCCATGAAGAAGGGCGGCATGGCCAAGATGAAGAAGTACGCTAAGGGCGGCAAGGTCACCCGTGGCGACGGCATGTGCTCCAAGGGGCACACGAAGGGGAAGATGGTCTGACCGATGGGCCGCACCAACGAAGCTCTCTGGGAGAAGGCCAAGTCGCAGGCTAAGGCGAAGATGGGTGGTAAGCACTCAGCTCGCGCCATGCAGCTTGCGGGCAAGCTCTACAGAGAGAAGGGTGGCGGCTACACCGGTGCTAAGACAAAGGCTCAGAAGAGCATGTCTAAGTGGACCAAGGAAGATTGGGGGACAAAGAGCGGGAAGCCTTCTGGTGAAACGGGCGAGCGTTACCTGCCGAAGAAGGCGCGTGAAGCGCTGACTCCGTCCGAGTACGCTGCCACGACCCGAGCCAAGCGCGAGGGCACAAAGAAGGGCCAGCAATTTGTCCCCCAACCCAAACGCATCGCAGCTAAGACTGCGCCCTACAGGAGGTAGCTGTGGCAGAGAAGTGGATTCAGAAGGCAATCAAGAAGCCGGGCGCCCTGCGTGAGAGCATGGGCGTCAAGAAGGGCGCCAAGATTCCGCCCAAGAAGCTTGCGGCCGCCGCCAAGAAGCCCGGCAAGATGGGGCAGCGTGCACGCCTCGCACAGACTCTACGGGGGCTTGGTAAGTAATGACGACGTCCGGCACCACTGCGTTCAACATGGACTTCACGGAGATCGCCGAGGAAGCATGGGAGCGTGCGGGCCGGGAGATGCGGTCTGGCTACGACCTGCGCACCGCGCGGCGGTCGATGAACTTGATGACCATCGAGTGGCAGAACCGCGGCATCAACATGTGGACTATCGACAGCGGCAGTGTGTCGCTGACTCCGGGTGTGGGGCAGTATACGCTCCCGGCGGATACGATTGATCTACTCGACCACGTCGTGCGTACAGGAGCAGGTAGTGAGTCTACGCAGCAGGACCTCACAATCTCGCGCATCAGCGTCAGCACCTACTCCTCGATACCTAACAAGCTCACTCAGGGGCGGCCCATCCAAGTCTGGATCGAGCGGCTTCGCGATGCGCCGCGGATCAACCTGTGGCCGGTGCCCGATGTGGCGGGCTACGTCTTTGTCTACTGGCGGATGCGCCGCATTGAGGACGCTGGGAGTGGGGTCCAGACCGCGGACATGAACTTCCGCTTCCTCCCCTGCCTCGTGGCGGGGTTGGCCTATCACATCGCCATGAAGGTGCCGGAGCTGGCAGAGCGTATCCCGATGCTCAAGCAGGCGTATAGCGAGCAGTTTGATCTTGCCGCTGGCGAGGACCGGGAGAAGGCCCCGGTGCGCTTCGTGCCTCGAATGATGCGGGTGTAAGATGAGCAACCGCTTCGCCTCTACCAAGATCGCCATCGCCGAGTGCGATATCTGTGGCTTTCGGTACAAGCTCAAGGAGCTGCGCAACGTCATCGTCAAGGGTCGCGATACCAACGTCAAAGCTTGTCACGAGTGCTGGGACCCCGATCACCCGCAGCTCAAGCTGGGCGAGTTTCCGGTGGACGATCCGCAGGCTATTCGAAATCCGCGTCCGGACTTCGCTGGTTACCCGGAGAGCCGCGCGCAGATCATCCCGCAGCGTTCAGTCGTCGCTACTGGATTTGTGGGGCAGGTTACGGTAGTAGTCACATAACGGAGGCACCGATGAAGAAGATGATGAAGTCCGGCGGCATGTCCACCGCCAAGAAGGTCGCCAAGACTGAGGTCAAGGCGCACGAGAAGCGGATGCACGGCATGAAGAAGGGCGGCGGCGTCAAGATTCGTGGCACCGGCGCAGCTATCAAGGGCACGATGGCTCGGGGGCCGATGGGCTAACAAATGAACTATGTCGAGCTGAAGGCTAACATCCAAGACATCTGTGAAAACACGTTCACAGATGCGCAGCTCGCTATGTTCACTCAGCAAGCTGAGCAAAAAATCTACAACACTGTTCAGATTCCCGCTTTGCGGCGCAATCAGACGGGCACCTTGACCGCGGGTAACAGCTACCTCGCCACCCCGTCTGATTACCTCTACACGTTCAGCCTCGCCGTCATCGACGGGGACGGTGACTACATGTACCTCCTCAACAAGGATGTGAACTTCATCCGGGAGGCGTATCCGTCGTCTGCGGCTACCGGTGTGCCCAAGCACTACGCGAACTTCAATGACACGGCCTTCCTGCTTGGGCCTACGCCTAACGCGGCTTACGCGGTCGAGCTGCACTACGGTTACTACCCGGAGTCTATCGTCACTGCGGGCACGACGTGGCTGGGTACTGAGTTCGATAGCGCACTGCTGAACGGTGCCCTGATCGAGGCTATCCGCTTTATGAAGGGTGAGCCTGATCTGGTTGCCATGTACGAGAAGCTGTACGTGCTAGCCATTGGGCTGCTCAAGAATCTCGGCGACGGAAAGCTCAGGGCGGATGCGTACCGGTCCGGGCAGGTCCGCAACCCGATAAGCTAAGGAGGCTACTTTGGCGATCACACAGGCAATGTGTACCTCGTTCAAGCTTGCACTGCTTGATGGCGAGATGGACTTCAGCTCGGACACTTCGCAGGTCTTCAAGATCGCGCTGTATACCTCCAGTGCGTCGCTCGATGCGACTACCACGGCCTACACTACCTCCAACGAGGTTACGGGCACGGGGTATACCGCCGGGGGCAACACGCTCACTGTAGTGGCGCCCACTACTTCGGGCACGACCGCCTTCTTGGATTTTAACGACACGACGTGGGCAGCGGCGAGCATCACGGCGCGTGGGGCGCTCATCTACAAGAGCGGCGGCGGTAACCCTGCGGTGGCCGTCCTGAACTTCGGGGCCGACATCACCTCTACCAACGGGGACTTCACGATTCAGTTCCCGACCGCGGATGCGTCCAACGCTATCTTGCGGCTGGCGTGATGTGACGTATGGCTAGCTCCAACTCGTATATCGGGTGGGGCTCAGTCCCATGGTCTGCAGGTTCATGGGGCCTCGACCTTATCGAGGTGTTTCCCGACGGCGTCGCAGCTAGTGGCGCGGTCGGCACTGTCGTTGCCGCCGCAGACGCCAACATCGCTGTTACCGGGGTCGAAGCTACCGGCGCTGTAGGCACTGTTGTTACCGTCGCGGGTTCCGTTGCGGCGGTCACCGGTGTTGAAGTTACGGGTGCCGTGGGTACCGTTGCGTTTGTGGCGGACGCCAGTATATCCGTCACCGGTGAGGTCACAACAGCTGCGCTTGGTGATGTTGTCGCGCGCGGGCCAGCGCTGGCGTTCCCAAACGGCTTGTCTGCAACGGCCTCGCTTGGTATAGTATCTCCTACGGCGGGTGCCCTTGCTGCAGCCGTTGGCGTCGTTGCTACCGGCGAACTCGGCAACGTGTTCCTGTGGAGCGACGTCAACGACACGCAGACCCCAAGTTGGCAGAACGTCAGCGACACCCAGACCCCCGGTTGGGGACCTGCGCCTGACACACAGTCACCCGTGTGGCAACCGATAAACAGCGCGCAAGGCTCTAGCTGGACCCCTTCGCCTAGTGCACAATCGCCACAATGGCAGGACGTCGCGTGAGTTGTGCACCTGAAACTGCCGTTTTGACCTAGGAGGTCTCGCCATGGCTACGCAGTACACTTCGATCCTGAAACTTGCGCTTCCGACCACTGGCGAGCTCAGCGGTACGTGGGGTAACGTCGTAAACGACAACATCACCTCCATGGTCGAAGAGGCGGTTGCGGGCCGCGCGGTCATCAACAGCTGGACAGCCAACGCGCATACGCTGACGACGGCAAACGGTACGACCTCTGAATCGCGCTGTGCGATGCTGGAGCTCACTGATACGGGCGTTCAGCTCACGGGCGCGGGCGAGGTGATCTGCCCGACGGCGACCAAGATTTACATCGTCAAGAACGCCGCAGGGCAGACGATCACGATCAAGACGTCCACGGGTACCGGTGTAGCCATCCCCAACGGGCAGACCAAGTTTGTCTTCTGCGACGGCACCAACGTCGTAGAGGCGGTGACGAGCATCGCTACGCTCGATGCAACGACCGGCAACATCACCACAGTCAACGCTACGACGGTGGATACGACGAACCTTGAGGTCACGAACATCAAGGCAAAGGACGGCACTGCCGCAGGCAGCATCGCTGACTCCACCGGCGTGGTTACGTTCTCGTCGGTTGTACTTACAACCGCAGACATCAACGGCGGGACGATTGACGGGGTCAGCATCGGCGCGAGCACGGCTGCTACGCTCATCAACGTGGACAATCTGAGTCTGAACGGCAACACGATCAGCTCGACGGACGCGAACGGCAACATCGTTCTTGCGCCGAACGGCACGGGCGACGTGCAACTGGACGCGGACACGGTTCGGGTTGGCGACAGCAACGCGGATGTGACTGTCACGACCAACGGCACGGGGGACTTGATCCTCAACACGAACGCCGGGACGAACAGCGGGACGATCCGTATCTA